TCTATTGGCTTTCAGTTACATTTTGACCAAAATGTTGAATATAAAGATGAATGGTGTTGGAGTTGTATTGGCGATTGGAATATTATTATTCTACCAATGTCAAAATACTTAAAAACTTTCACAAAAGACCCATCCGTAAAAACAGTTTGGTCATGTACAATAATAGATCAAAATAAATTCAGTTCAAGATTGAAGAAAAAAGTGCATCAATGCACTCTTGTCGAAATAGAAGAAGAAATTAAACATCAATTACATATTCCAGTAAGTACACGTGTGACTTTTTATGATGGTCTCGAGAAAAGCAAAGCGCAATATGAATCTAAAGATACAGGGTTTGTGAGACAAAAGTATGGTGTTCTACCATATACAGGAAAATTAAAAAATATACATATAGTCAGTACAGTTAATCAGAAGGGAATAATAACTATGGAGAAAGCATTAGAAAGTGTATATGAATTTATAAAGCTAAATTACAATGGACATCACCACATACTCGATGATAAAAACAATAACATTTTATACAGTGTTATTATTTTGATATTACTGACAATTGTATTATACAAATGTTTCAAATCTTAGAATATATTACAAGAACTGATATTTTGTAATCATGTAAGCGAATGTTATTTCCACACAAGCATTGATGCTGATTAAAAATACATTGTTCATCATAAATTTTAATGGATTTATATTGAGAAACATACTTACGAATAAAATGAATATATGAGTGATTATAATGAAAGCTATAACTAATATTGTAACCTTATTCAATGTGTCATTCTTATTCTCCTTCCAAATTGTTTGATTTTCATGATTATTTATAATAATTTTTGTTCTTAATACATCAATGTCATCTTTTGTCACAAGTGTCTTTATTTCAGCAATATGATTATCAACATATTTGAAAAGATTATTCAAGTTGTTTTGTATCATAAAAGTATCAAACATAGATGTAAACAAATAAAACACTAACAATGATTCACATAAACTTATGATTATTTCATGTAATATTGAAATTATAATCATCTTAATTTATATTAATGTATATTAATAAATGATTTTATACAGTGTATATAATATTGTTATTCATATTACTTTCTTATTTTTAACATTATCAGTACTATTTGGAACTGTAATAGAAAATAATCTTCGAATGCTATTCTTTGATAAAACTAAAAATGTAAGGGTATTATTAGATAATGAAGTATATATTGAAGACAAAAAAGCTATTAACGATAGATGGTGGCAAACAATATATATATTGAATGGAGTATTCATTACAATATCAGTAATCATGACGGGATTACTATCGTATGTAAGCAAAAAACAGGTATTGAAAATATTGATGGCCAACACAATTAGTTCAGTAATAGTTATGATCATTCAACTATTCATTATTGAGTTCATAAAGTTCTCTTCTTTGGGACCCATAGGTTTTGAATTGATAATTTTAGATGAATTAAAAAATAAATTATAATAGTTTAAATGCTACCTTTGATTTTTTTTACCATTATTGCATTATGGTTCTTCATATATGTTATTAAAGCTAATAAAATAATGAAAGAGGCATACGAAAATATATGTCATAAAGAAAAAAAATTCATTGAGAGTTATCAGTTTACAGATGAAAATCAAAATGTATCTACAAGTGAATTTACAAATTCAAGGTTTAAAACAGTATTATCTGGAAAGCAATTCGAAATAATGAAAAATAAAGATGAAAGTGAAGATATCGATATTGTAAAAACAAAAACCTTAATTGAAAATTGGTTGAATACATTTAAAGCATTGAAAAAGAAAGGATCAAAGTTAAGAATTCTGAAGTTTGAGGAATTTGAAGAGAATACTTACGAACTCCATGTATATAGGAATGGTAGAAATCATGGAAAAATTATTTATCTAAAATTGAATGAAAATGATGAAAAATACATCATATCCAATGTAAAAATTATTGGAATCTTGACAGAATATGAAATGTTATTTGATAATATGAACTCATACAATGGTGAAACTCATTTAAAATATAATAAACTTGAAGACATGTGGATTGCTACACCAGATGAACGGTTAACAAATGAATATGTTGATCTTAATGAAATTTATAATGAAATATCATCGTTGAAATCTTGAAAATCACCATCACCATCACCATAATCAACATCTTGATCATTAGTTGCACCTGTTGTATGGTCAATGTTTTTTATTTCAGATGATTCCAAGCCTATCTTTTTGTATGCAAAGTACAAGTCAATGTTTTCATCAGACATTTCATCAATTGTTGATCTTTCTTTTGCACGTTCCTCACTTCTTAATAGATTGTATTTTCTTTTAAGTTCATCTTTATTAATAATTGCTATTTGTTTTACTTTATGATTGAAAGAATCATTTATGAAACTATTGAAAATATTGACATCTTGGTACACATAGTTTCCATTTTCATCTTTGTCAAAATTGGTATCTATTATATTCAACAATGATGAAAGTAAAGCAGCAACAAATATTTGTTTTTTACGTTTTTCACTGTCAGTGATTTGTTTTAAGATGTCTAATCTTGAGACGATATTTGTTCGCAATGAACTTTCAAAAGTGGAATTAAATATCGATGATTCGCGAAGTTGTTTAGAAAACTTGAACAAATATGATACTTGATTCTTTACCATGGTAATATTAGACACATCACTGAAATAAACGTTAAAATTTTGTTGTAATAATACTGACAAGTCTTGTTCATTTGTAATAGCACTTTCATAATGATCACGAAGTTGAGAATTATTATTGATTTCCATATACATGGAGAAGAGTTTTTCAATATGTTCAGATAGAGCATATTGATTTTTTTCATCATATATAGCTTGAATTGTATGATCGTCTATCCAATCATTTTCTTTTATGAAATCATCTAAAGTGACCTGTTTTACACTGAAATCTTTGACACTCGCCTTTGATTTTTTATGGATTATATCTTCAGGCTTAGAAACAACTACTGATTCTATAGATTTTTTGAATTTAATTGCTTTAGTAACATTAAATATACTATCTTTAGACATTGTAGTTCTATCTATTTTGGTCTTACTTAGATCAATGTCTGATAAACTTTGATTGAATGGTTTGAACATCTTGACGTATGATTTTGTTATTTCAAACTGTTTGGGTTTCGAATTTTTCAATTCATAAACATCTTTCAATTTATTTTTCAAATATGGGAAAAGTTTGAATATGTCTTTTACTCGTTTTATCATTTCAAACATGACTTTTTGATATGGGATGTTAGAAATATTGTTTTTATACATAAACACACAAGTTAAATATCCAATTAGAGATTTGTCTTTATTATCTTTGAAAATTTCTGCATTATCAGTTTGCTCTAAATCGTTCATCGGATAACCACCGATGCTGTATTTATGCACACAGTCATCAATTAGGTTCTTTTTTATGAAACTTTTATCAATAATCTGTGTGAAAATTAAGACCCATGTGAATAATATAATCATTTTACTTTTATCGAGCAATGGCTTCTTTGGATCATTTTGTTGACTTTCGAGCACATTTATATGTTTTCTGTAATAAGATAATAAAGCCTCTAATTGTGAATCACTTACTTTCATTCCAAGAGATAATATAATTTTGGACTCATTGTCATCATTCTTAGTGCTTATTTGCGGTTGTTCAAATTCTGTGGGGGTATCATACATCGACAAGTCCACATTTAGAATAATATCATCATATGTTGTATCTTTAACTTCCTTAGAAGTATTTCCAAGAGATTGTATAGATTTATATGGAACATGATGTTTACTATTCATAAAAGATAAACTCTCTTTTAGATTGTTCAAGATTTCATCTTTTATTTCATCAAGCTCACTGATAGTGTAATTGTAGTCATCAAAATTTGTTTTACCATTTGTCGAATATTTTCTTTTCATATCTTTAATTTTATCTATATTATCAATATCTTTCAATTTGAATGTTTCTGAATTATCATTTATATTTTCCATTGGCTGAAGAGATACAATATGTTTGATGAATTTCAAAACATGTAAATGATATATGACATCCAACCCTTTGTCTTTAAAAGATTCGAGTGAATTGAATCGTCGCATGTTAGAATCCATTTTAGTAGGAATTTTATCATCAAACTTCTTATTCGTTATTAGCTTGGTTTTAGAGAACTCTTTTTTGTTCAATATATCATATGATGATTCGAAGGCGCTTTTATAATCCTTGGGCTCTATTTGAGTCGACTGTTTTCTTTCTGGTTTATATTTATACGTGTTTTTGAATGCAGTGAATGAATATTCATGAAGCTTTTCAATAGTTATATTATGAAAATATTTTAGCTTCTTATTTATTGTAGTGTAGTCTTTTGACTTATTTATTGTGAAAAAATCATACACATCAGGTATGAAAATATGAGCTATTTCCAAAAAGTTGTATTTATTTGTGAGAAAAATTATATTTTCATCATAAAAATCTTTTTTTGAATATACATATGAGTAGCCATCATCTTTGAGGTATAATAATTTGTTTGTGGGGGGGTTTGATAAATCATATAACTCTTCAGTATTGTCAGCATTTTTGAATGTCAACACATTATTGTTTTTACCAATTATTTGCACGTTCTTTACAGTATTGTTGCTATTTAAACTTGCATCGATTGGAAATGACACAATATTTTCTAATCTTGAAAAGTATTCATCAATATCGAATAGATGATAGTAATGTTTAGAGTTATTATTGATGAATATACCTGTTAAGTGTATATTTTCATTCATAAGCATTCTTTTGTATTCTAATATTCTCTTTGACTCTAAAATCTTATCATCATTTATACTAATATCATCATCATCATAATTATGCCATAAATTTTCAACGTATGCTTTTAAATCTTCTTCATCCCAAATAAGGGCTTTAGAGTATTTTTTCTGTTCAGGATTCAGATAATTATCAACTTTAGTATCATCATTTATACTATGTTCCCACAACACATGCATATCTTCTGGTAGTTTGTAATTAGACTTATTTGTATCATATACAGGTGAATATTTGAACTCCTTGAGCTTCTTTAAGAAGTTTAATAACGATGTTTGTTTATAATTTTCCGTTTCTATGTTTTCAATGGCTTCAAAATCATAATCTAGCCTGTCTTTTTTGAATTTTGCAATCGGGAAAAACCACCTTGAACGTAAAAAAGTGTCAATAATTGACTTGTTTTTCAATGAGTTATTTTCTATGTCCGTAATTTCTTTGAAAATTTTTTTAAAGTTAAAGTTCTCGGTGAGATTGAATATTTCATTGTGTGCTTGTTCTTCTGTAAAATTAAGTATACTGGTATCACTATTTAAAAAAGGTATATCGTTAAATTCCTTAATAATCATATCATTGCGATCAACAATATACGTATCTTGTACAATTTCTTCTTTGATCATGTTTTCAGCTTCTAACATGATATCATTATCATCATTAGATGAATCTTTTTCATCATTGTCATTATTATCAAATATGTCTACAACATCTAACTTGTCAGTATTCATATTATTTTTAATAAATATTATTTATGAGAAATCTTTTGAAAAGACCATCCATTCACTAAGAACATTCTTAAGTGTGGTTTTTATGCTTTTAAATGATTCGATTAATTCATTTTTGAAAGCTATATCTTCTAATGGTGAAACAATTTTCATGAATACACGTTTTTCAAGTGGGTGTGGAACAAAGTATCCTATAAAAGAAATGTCTTTACTCTTTTTTTCTCTAATATGAATGTTATACAATAGTGATTGTAACAAATTGCCGATAGTATGTGTTTCATCATTTAGGATAATTTTATAGAATTCTTTCTCATTTGAAATGGTGATTTTGGCATCGTCGAAATCAATTAAAGCATCGATTTTGTCGATGAGATATTCGAGTGATTGTTGAAAAATCTCATTGGTAGATAGAATACATTCTGGTTCAATTTTGAATATGAATTGGTCTGGTTCATTATACTCGTTTTTATGGAATGCACGTTGATAGTCTAAAGTATTGTAACGTAATTCAGCTTGTTCAGGTTTAAGTTTAGGATTCTGTTCTACAAATTTTGCCATATTCTTTTTATTAGTGTTTTCATCAATATCGTTATAAAATGTGCACAAACTTGTAGTAGCCCAACAAGCAGAATCTTCAGCAGTTCCAGTAAATGCCTTCAATTTACAGTAAAGTTTTGTCGTTTGAGTTGTAGGTGGAAGTTTTGTGATAAGTATATATTCTTTGGTGAGCTTGTTTTCAGGAAACATTTGTTCTCTTAATTTTGAATCCTCTTTTCCTTTATATGAAACGATTATGTCTTTAGATGTAACATCTTTAAAGGATTTTGTATTGTTTTCTACCTTAATTTCAAATTCATAATCATCAGAATTCCAATTAGTTATTTGTTCACTAGTCAGGTTAATTGGAACCATACTTATTCTCTGCGCGAGAAATTCGTTATGAAGGGGACTGTCATTTTCAATTATATGAATGCCAGAATCTTCTGGATTTTTCTCTTTTACATTGAAATAGAATGCAACATTTTTGATATTAGTAAGTATGGTTCTTCTGATAGAGTTTACTATAGAAAGATCGAGATTTGAAATTTTGAATTGAGAAACATTGTTATCTTTCGAGTAGTTAGAAAACATTTTATATGATATAATAAAATATATATAGTTAAATCAATTTTTTTATTTAAAAATAATATGAAAAGTAAAAATATAAATGAAAAATGTCTTGTATACTCTTTATTTCAAACAAATGTGAACATTGTAGAGAACTATTAACTATGATAAATAATATGGAGAATACGAAAGTTGAGATACAAGTAATTGACATCAAAAATATGAATGGTAAATTACCCGATTTTATAGATAGAGTTCCATTGATGTTAATTCAAAATGAAGGTAAAGTTATTCACGATGAGGAACTATTTGAATTTGTTAAATCAAATGAGAAAACTGTAGAGCCATTCATGATCAATGAGATGAATGGTCTATCAGATAGATATTCTTTCATGGAAGATAAACAGTTAGATCACGGGTATGTATTTTTAGACAGAGGTGAGCCATTAATAACAAATAATGAGAATGTTTCAGAAGAAACAAGTAAAATTCTCAATTATGATTCATATATGGAACAAAGAGATGCAGATATCAAAAACATTTTCAAAGACCAAAATCCAGCAACTCCACAAAATGCGTAAAAAGATTTAAAAGAAAGAAAGTCATTATAAGATATATAGGATGTCTCCAAACAAGTGGATCGATTGTTTTAATACTAAATTCGAGGAATTTGTAAAAGATTTGATTCTTTTATATCCCGATGATAAGGATTTTAAAATGCTAAAGAATAGCTTTAATCTAGTCAAATTAGCAGATACTAAAAAACCCTATGAATTATTTCAAAGATATAGTTCTGATTTTGAAGAATATGTTATGAAGCGTGATGAAAGTTTTTTCCTAAACCATGATTATAGTGATGTAGTTAAAGATGAAACTAATTTCACTGATGAATTGGTAAAAAAACTTAAAACATACTGGAAAACACTAAATGAAGATAACAAGAAAGTGATTTGGGATTATCTTACGTTGTTTTTCACTCTGAAAAAGAAAATAAATAGTATTTAAAGATATCTATACATATTTTTTACAAAATAAATAAGCAATGGTGTCTCTAGAGAATCAAATTATTTATGTTTTTAATAAGTTCACAAAGTCTTTCATCAAAGAAATTAAAAAGCAAAATGATGATGTAAAGAGTATTCTCAAGAAGAATTATTTATGTTTTGATAAAAATACGGATGAATATATTAAGGATTTCATTAAAGTGGTTTCAGATGATAAAATTAAGGAACTGTTTGATAAAGGCGACATCAAAGATAATGAAGATATTGATAGTATCGAAGTATTGAAAGAACTCAAAGCTGGAGAAATCAATGCTGATATTAAAGTGTATTACTTATACATTTTTTATTTGCTATCGAAACTTTATACCGATGCTACAAATTGTGATGATGATTCTAAAATGAAGAGTAGCTACAAAGCCATCCTTGTTTCTATTTTGAAAATTTTAAATGGTGGTTATGATACTCAAGATATTGTAGATGAAGTATTTGACGATGACTACAGAATGCTAATGAGTTATGTAGCGGATAATCGCATCGAAGAAGAAAGTGAACCCATCGATGCTCCATTCAACATGGGAATGATCAATGATACAAAGATTGGTAAGTTGGCTCAAGAGATTTCGTCTCAAATTGACATGTCCAAACTCAATACTGATGGTATTAGTAACATGAATGATTTATTCTCTGGTGAAAATAATGCTATGAGTAGTATCATTCAACAAGTAAGTAGTGTCATGTCTGATAAAATGCAAAGTGGAGAACTTAATCAAGAAGAACTTATGTCTGAAGCTTTTGCGATGATGGGAAACATGAAAAATAACGATATGATGGATAACATGATGAATATGATGAAAAATACCGATTTAAATAAATAAAACTATATAAAAAATCTTCTATTTTTTTAATAATGAATACTATTTGGTTCAAAGATATATTACAGTTTATGAATTTTTCAAATATGAAAAACTTCATCCCAACATCTAATATGAATGTAATTGAAAAATTGAATGCATACGTATTGTTATCTATTTATGTTACTCTCATTCATTATACTATATTTAATGATTCTAGAGTATTTGGATTAGTTGTAGTAACTATGTTATTAACATACCTATATTATAAATCCACACAAGAAAATTATGTTCAATATCAATCCGTGAAGAATAAAGGAAAGGTTAACAAAAATGCTGATTGCAGTTTACCATCGGATAACAATCCTTTCATGAATGTATTGATGAACGAATATGCAGATGATCCAGAACGTAGAGAAGCTTGTGATGTAGATGAAAACAAAATTAAAAAGGTGATTAATGATAAATATTATAAAGATGTATACCGAGATGTTGATGATGTATTTGATAGAAAATCTTCCTTTAGAAACTTCTATACAATGCCTAATACATCAATTCCAAATGATCAAAAGAGTTATGCAGAGTGGTTATATGGAATAAAAGGTAAAACACAAAAGGAAGGTAATGGGGATAGGAACATGTATTTTGCAAGTTATTATTAATTTCTAATTAAATAATAAATAATGAAAAACATATTTGAAAACAAGACAAGATTAAATGATGATGAATGCGACATTGAATCCCGTGAACATCAAAATGTAGACATTTGCCAATACAGAATGTTCAACATATATCAAACAAATAAAGATAATGAAAAAGAATGTAAAACAAACTATGATAAAATTATGGATTTCTCTGTCAATAACCGTATGAATATTCGCGACGGTATGGGTTTCACAAATGCTTGCAGAGTTGATGACGATTCTCAAGTAAGAAACGAATTTGAAATGTATGATAAAGGAAGACAACAACTCTTTACTAGAGTATTCCAAGGTGGTCCAAATGTTAACAAAGGTGGTTTAGAACCCGAAATCGATTCCAAAGTTACTCAAGGACTTTTTACTACACGCAAAGAAACTTGTGACGTATTATCTGAAAAGTCATTTGAAAGATTCGAACCAATGAAAGAATGTATGCTTAAAAACATACAAAACCCTAAAAATATTGTTCCTACTTGGGTCCGTGGTGGCGAAGGAACAAGAGATGTATTATCCCAAAAAGACTTCTTAGAGAACAATGGATACATGTTTGATGGTAATGTATGGCAAAAAAAATGCATGTAAATCAGATGCCTTAAAGTGCACAGCTTAATTTTTTTTTATATTTTAATATAATTAAAATAAATGAGTTCAAATAGATTAACTTATGATGATTGTTCTTATAAACAAGCTCTAAAACAAAGTGTAAGTCCTCTGTCATACACTTTAGATCCTATAAGATTCGAACATACTAATAAATGTAGAATGGAACTAGGAATTGTAGGTGGAACTGCTGTCTCACATAACAAATCTAATCTTGTTGATGTTGAAAATGAACTACGAGGACAAACATTCCCTGCTACAAATTGCAGTTCTTTTAAATACAACCCAAATAGTTCTAAGAGACCCGAAATGTACAAATGTACTCAACATAAACCCATAAGCCAAGAAAAGGTTCACTTGAAATCATGCCAAATGTTTCCTTACCCAAGTGTTCCTCGTGCCCCTAAATTAGACACATTCAAATGTGATAAATAATTTTTATAACATTTTTAAAAAGATATATTTATAATATAATAAAGTAATGAGTTTTTCAAGATTAAATTATGATTCCTGTGCTTATGATAAATCTTTGAATGAATCTACATCCGTAGGTAATTATATGCTTATGCAACCTAAAAACAATTGCAACGAATGCTTTTTTGATTCTCCTTACATTAGACTTGACAAATCCCAAGTATCTACATGCGATAAGACTCCTCTCATCGACATTGATTCTGAATTATTAGGATTGAAAAGAACAGCAAAAAAATGCCAAGTAAGCGAAATGCCCAAATGTGAATTAAAACATCTTAAAAGTTGTTCTGATAACAAATTTTTATCCCCAGAAGATACAAGGTTGAGCAATCCATCGTGTACTTTAAGAGGAACTGGTTGGAACAGATGGGAATGGTTATGCGAAAATCCTCAAAAATATGCTGAAGTCCCTTTTACTCTTAATACAAATGATAAGATGATGGCTAAAGACAATCACAGACCTGTTCTACCCGAAGTTAATGATGCCACGAATTTAGTTTCTAACGATGTTAAATGTTACACTGATTCTAAAGTTGTGAAAGGTGAAGAAATACCAATTGTCCATTGGAGATCGTGTGAAGAAATTAGAAAGCTATAAAAAATATTATATAATATAAAAGATAATGGACGGTGGAAAACCATTGAGCGCTGGTGAAAAAACCTTTACCATTGAAGGTTCGGGAATTAATAAAACAGGTGGAAGATACAGATCAAAAACTGGTCCTTTAGCTGCCGCCAAAAAAGCCGGTGCTAGACTTTACAGAGAACTAACTGAAGGTCAAATCAAACTTAGAGAGAAAAAAGGTAAAAAAGATATCAAATTTATTCTCAAAGAAACTACAAGGGGGTCTAGTAAAGAAACCTTCTTCTTTAAAGTTACAAGAATAACTTTAAAAAAACCACTGGTGCGAACAATTGCTGGTAATACCATCGAAACCAAATATACATATGAAGTAAAAAAATGTGGTTCTGATGAAAAATTAGAATAAATTTATTACAATCAGTACAACGTTTTTAGATTAGGATTCATGTAATCATATATATTCTTAATAGTAATATTACAATTATTTTTGTTAATGAATGAACATAATTCAGATACGTTTATCCATTTAATTTTACCGATTTCAAGTGTATCCAATGGTCTTGAATATCGAATCTTGCTTTGAAGCATAACAATATAGAACAATTTGTTCTTAATAATAATAGATCCTAGCTTTTTATACTTGTTACAGTTCAAAATGATACCTGTTTCTTCGTATAATTCTCTCTTGGCACAATTGAAATATTCTCTTGAATTAAATTCTGATTCATCCATCTTACCTTTTGGAAATCCCCATTTACATGATTCGTTCTGATAAATGATCAACATTTTAGAGAGATTTTGATCCAACATAATTATACCACATTCATTGACATTTTTAATTTTGGTTTTACTTTTAATTTGATCAATATTGTCAAGAAGAATATCGACATATTTATTACTTTTATTATTGTTATTAAACATCATTTTAATACAATTACTAACCTATGACTTCGTATATGAATTACACATCATTTTTTTCCGATTAAAATATTTATTTTTTATATTTATAATTAGAAATGAAAATATTGATAGTATGTATATTTATTTGGATATTTTTGAACTTAATAAGGCATACGAAAAATGAGAATGAACCTTTCACTAATATTTTCTTTAATGATGAACCATCGTTATTTAATACTACTTCGAAAGACTCAAATAATGCAGTCCGTAGAGAAATGGAAAAACGTTATAGATCTCCAAAAATTATATTAAGAAATATCAAAGGTAAAAGGAAGATGATGAATACAAATCCAAATTATGTATATAGCTCTCTTACAGGTAGTAAAATCCCTGTAGAAAATTTTACCCATAATAACATGAAACCTTACTTTGGTGGTAAACTCAAGCAAAACATGAGTACTGACATTTATGAAAGTAAATTGGAGAACTTCACAGGTGTAAGTAAGAATAACTTCAAGAAAAATGAAGAAAAATGTTTCGGAGATCTTCATAAAAATGTCAATGATTATCAACCAGCGTATATGACACAATATGAGAGAATGGAGAAACCTAAAGTTCAAAATAATGTTTTACCAATGAAACAAGTACGTGTTGGTCCAGGATTTAATAATGAAAATAAATATGATAGTTTGCCAAATGGGGGATATCAACAAACTGATTTAGCTTATAATGCAAATATGTATAAGAGCGTTGATGATTTACGTGTGAAAAGTAATCCAAAAGTATCATATGATGGTGTTATAGTTGAAGGACATAAAGAATATACTCGTGGAAAATTTGAGCCTCTTAACAAGAATAGGGTAGAGAGAGTCTATGAACAAAGTCATAATAATTTACTAAAAACCACTGGAGCTTACAGAAAGCCCGCC